GGCGAGGTCGTACCGTCGAAAGACAAGCGTTTCGCGCAATTTACGACGGTGGCATACGGCTATCGGGCTGCCTTCAAGCTGTTGAACAACTACCAGCGTAACTACGGGTTGGACACGATCCGCAAGATGATCGGCCGCTGGGCCCCGTCGGAGGAGAACCACACGGACGCCTATGTCCGCACCGTGGCGGAAAGATCGGGGGTGCCCGCCGACAGTCGGATCACAACGACCAACCGCGACGTGATGGTTCCCATCGTAGCTGCGATGTCGTTCGTAGAGAACGGCGTCGAGGCCAAGATGCTCGACGTACAGGCCGGGTGGGATTTGTTCGTAAAGGCATGAAACGCCTGATCCTCTACCTGCTCGCCGCCCTTGCGGCCGGGGCGCTGCTCTTCGGCTGGGGATACCGCCGGGGCGCCGCGTCGGTGGTTGTGAGGGACAGCGTAACCGTACGCCTGAAACCGCTGCCCCCGTTGACGGTCACCATCCGCGACCCGTGGCCGGTGGCGGTGCACGACCCGCCCGATACGGTACGAATTCCCGCTCCGGCCGATACGGCCGCAATCATTGCCGACTACCTGCGCACGCGGGACTACCACTTCGATTTTTCGAGCGATTCCACCGGGATGTTCCTGGTGGATGCCTCGGTCGGCCGCAACCGCCTGCTGGCTATTTCACCCACGATCCGGCCGCTGATGAAGGAGGTGGAGCGGGTGCGGGAGGTGGTGAGGGACGTGCAGCGGTTCCCGCGCTGGGAGCTGGAGGCCGCCGCGGGTGCGCTGTATGCCCGGGACGATGCCCTGGTGTGGATCGGCGGACGCTTGCGACATACCCGCGGCCGGTTGAGCTTCACGGCCGAAGGTGGCTGGACACCCCGATGCGACGGTTTCTATCTCCAGGGAACCGTAGGTGTGACGCTATGGAGAAAATGGAATTGACTGTGAAGGCATCCCCGGAAATTCCGGGGATGCTTTTTTTGAGGCCGCACGAAAAATAATTGCTGGAATATTTGGAGAATGATAGTAAAAATACTATTTGTAATCATGTTCTCAGTTTTGAGTGCAGGTAAAGCTACTGGTATTCTGAATTTAATTTTTTGAATGGCAGTGTTTTCCGAATGAATGGATTCGTCTTTTTCTCCTCTAAATATTTTAATATTAAGCCCGGCAATTCCTCCTTCTTTTGTTTGTTCGGAAACAGTTAACGCTATGTCGAAATCTATATAGCTGACCTTTCTTCGAATATTATTATATTCACATGTATCGTCATTATTTATGTCACTTGGCGATATGATAGGAGCATAACGTATTGCATCTATTGTACTATACTCGTCTTGTAATTCGCTAATAGCATTTATAGTTTCTTTTGTTGCGGAGATTATAAATTCCTTTAATTCCATATTGATTTTTAGTGTATTATAAATTTTCTATAAAAAAGTTTGTGTAAAAGTTTGTTTTTATGCAAGCAATTTGTATATTTGCATTGTCAACATACAACGTATGTACAAATATAGGAAAAATATGGATGAATTACGAAAAAACAGATATGCCCATATAGAGGTGGATTTGTACTGGTTGAAAGAATCAGATGAACCGCATGGCGAGACTTCTTCGGAAAGGCGTGTTTTATTGAATGGCAAGGAGGTGTATTGCGATCGTGGAAAAATATTATGGCATACTCCGCTTGACAGTCTTGAAACATGGCTGCTGGGGTTCGCGGGTGATTTACCGCATCATCCCGATAGCCGAGAGTATAGACGATCCGATTGTTGCAATTTTCTCCGCTGTCTCAAGCCCTTTTGGCGAAAGCTCTTTTGCAAGGACGTCGATTTCAAGCCCTAATTTTTGGATGTTGGCTTTCAATAGTTCCTCTTGAACCAGAAAGCCCCCGCGGTTTGCGAAATCATAGGCTTCGATCTGCATTTCGATATCGCCGGCGTAGGGTTTATCCGGTCGAAACAGTTTTATGAAGCCGATTTTTACAAAATGTTTAATAACTGCGGTAACTATGCTTCTTTCGAAATTTCAAAGACAATACTTGTGCAAATACGGCAACTCCATGCGGCGAACATAGCTGCTATTACATGAATTATATTATCCAAAAACTGACTGAATAATGAAAAACAACATCGAAAACGGGATTTACATTCCCGACGAAAACCGCGAACTGCACCCGCTCGACGAGTGGATGAAACGCGAAGACCCGACCACAGTACAGACGGTCGTACTGGTAACCGATTCCGGGATGCTCGAAATCGCTAAAGAAGACCTGCCGAGCGAATTCAATTTCGAGGGCGCACAGAAAGCCGCTGCCGAATACCGCGAGGGCTTCCGCTGCGCAACCCGCCACGAGGCGATAGAAATGTACGACGCCCGGTTCCGGGGCCTCGACGAAGCGTTCAAGAAGATCGGCGGCAAGCCCGCTACAAACGTCTACTGGACGAGCGAGGCCGACCCCGATCCGGAGTACAATTCCATCAACGCGTTCTTCTACAACGGCAGCACGGGCTACATGGGCAGCAACTACAAGTATTACGCAAACGCCGTGCGTCCGGTTTCCGCTTTCAAGAAATAGTTTCACAGTTTAATCATTCCCGACCTCACAAGATAGATTTAGCCTTTGAGCTATGTCGACACTTGAGTAATGAAAGACTATTGAATCCCGACTTGTAAGGTCGAATAGAATACGATCCTTGATTTCGGTAGTAATCATAGCACTTAAATTTTAGAGTTGGACGCCTAAAGTTAAGTGTTTTCCCGCGAATCGTCAAGCGGTTATCCGGAGCGATGCCGGCGCGGGAGCAAGAGTTAAAAATACATAACCATGAAAACGAAGATCAAATACAACCTCTCGAAGATCATGCGCAACGCCTGGTATTTAAAGCGTGTGAGCTCGATGGATTTCTCGGCTTGCCTGCGTAAGGCTTGGCGCAACGAGAAGCTGGCGATCATGACGGCGAAGATAGAGAACCGGCCGACGGAACAGCCGAAAGCCACGGAATACCGTCCCGAGCTGCTGACGGTGCCCGCGAATTTCTATGGTGTGCGCGGTCAATATTATGGTGACTGATATGGATAAAGAGGACGCAAAAAGGCTCAGGATGCCTGTCGATGTATTAATAAGCCTGAATAATAGTATAGAATCATGGCGTCTGAGTGCGGCATATTTGTCGGCAATATTGGAATCGGTTAGCCCTCGGTTCAAACGCCCGCTATCACCGCTAGTGCTAGAAGAGCGAGAATTAGCAAGGCAAAAAGCACATATGCAACGACCTCGCAGACTACAAAGAATAATTTACGATCTATGCCAATGGGTACGCGAATTTTGGTCTGACCATGTGCGACGAGAGGTGGGCCTGATATACCTGCTTGATGGAGACGAAGCTCCATGCGACGACAAAGTTCTATGGGCTCATATAATGAGATTGCGCAGGAAAGGACAGATAATATGTTTAAGACCAGCGCGGTATAGAATACCCACGAAATGTCAAACTTGTAAATACCAATGCTTTTCAACGCAATTGTAACGGCAAGGATCGCACTCGACGCGGTTAGAAATGCAGACATAGTTGAAGATCGGGCTTTGTAAGCTTCATTAAGCCAATTGATACGATGCTTTTCGCATTCAGCCCAATAATCATAGCCGAGTTGAGACGGTTGCTGCATGAAAGTAAATTTTAAGTGACGAACAAATTTAACAAAAAATAGCATCCCCGCAATTCATTCTATTGCATAGGGTAAGTTTTAAGTGACACTAAAACTCGCGGGGATGCTCCTTTGCAACAACATAATAAATAGATAGGCACGCATGAAGGCAAAAGAAGTAATGAAGCGACCTGATTATGTAGGTACGCTACGCAGAATCCCGGTAGGGGCTACGCAGGTGTTCAAGATGGTGGGCACGACATACAATTCGATGCTCACGGCGCGCGGGCGCCTGCAAAACAACAAGGAAGGAATGTGGCATTTTGATATTGACACCGTAACCAATGAGATGAAGGTGACGCGGTTGTCATAAAATTCAATAATTACGAAGAATATGGAGGCGATTGTATGGGTAACGCAAACACAGCTCTGCAAAGAACTCGGCATTAGCCGATGGACAGCACAACGCTATGCAAACGCGGGGCATTTCAAGACCAAGACACGCAAAACTTATACGGGAGGCTACAAAACTCTCTATAATCTGAACCAGGCCCGACGGGCATATACGCAACCATCGTAAAACATCGGCATTATGGAATCGACACTTGAATTGCGGCCCGCATACCAGTCGCCGGCCCAAAAAGAACGGAGCGAGCGCAACCGCCGCCGTTTCATGCGCCGCCGGGCGATCCTGCGGTGGGTAATGAGAACTTTCAGGCTTTATCGCTAAACCGTAACACTATGGAGGCATATAGGGACATCCCCAGTACTACGAACCAACCCGAGGCCTTGGGCTTTTATAAAAGCCGGTTCATCAACGGTAAGCATTTGCGATCACGTGCGGCGGCCGAAACCTGCATGCGCGATTCGAGCCTCGAATCCTTCTGGCGCGAGGTGATCGCTGCCGTAGAGCATGATTCGCGCGGGGATGTCGACGGGGCGGTTTTCACGAGCGATGACCTCGGTGTATGCCTCGGCCCGTGGGACGTGAAGATTTGTCACCACTACCGTTGGGTAGAAAAGACCGGCGGTGACAGTTGCCAAGGGTATTGCGAATCCTACGGGGAACTTGCTGAGAGTTACGAGGTTGTGGCGGCTTATGATGCCGAGTATGAAGCCGGCCTGCCGGCATTGCGGGTGCTGCTCAATGAATTTTACAATACCCATAAAACGAAATTACACAACATCTGACATAAACCTTTTACAACATCGGGAGTACGAACGGGTACTCGGTGCGCAAGCCGCCCGTGAGGGTCGCCCAGGCCGTCCGCCCCACGATACGGGGCGCCCGGAGAGGTAGCGCAACAGGTAAGCGCACCTGTCGGAATAGTGTATGCCAGCAGATGCGACCTGCACATGAATAAAGCCACGATTTCCGGCCGGTTGAAAGCGAAGAGCAGTAGCTTTCGTGCGGGTTCGAATCCCGCCCTCTCCGCACCGATTGTTTAACCAATAAAATTATAATTATGGAAAATGTGAATGCAGTTGCGACAGCGGATTTTCGCAACCTTCCCGATCTCTCGCAAGCCGAGGCCGAACCGGTTGAAATGTCGGGCGAATACTGGACGCCCGAGAAAGAGGGCGAGACGCGGCGCCTGTTCTTCGTAGGCCTGAATATGGAGAACGTCGTGGAAATGGAATCGGGTGAATCCCGCGAGCTGCTGGTCGCTCAATTCGCGGAGAATGTCAACGGCCAACTTCGCGCGGTTCGCAACGGATCGCGTCGCCTGGTGGGAATCTTCGAATCGTTCCAGGCTTCGATCAAGCCGGGCGATGCTTTCGAGATCACTTACCTCGGAAAAAAGAAAAACGTCTCGAACAGCTACAAGTCGGACAACTGGAGCGTAAAAAGGCTTATCATCAAGAAATAGCTATGGACTACGGATTTGACATATCCGACCTGACCGGTGCGACTGTTGCGGAGGAGCTTTCCCCGCTCCAGTTCGACCGGGAGGATTACACGCCCTTCGAGGAGTTCCTGCACCGTATCGCCATGCTGCCCGAGAAGCCGAAGAAGGTACATAACTATGCGCTCGGCGTGAACGGCAGGGTGGTGAACGACAGAATGGAAAAGTACCTCGCACACCCGGGGGAAAGTTCGTCGCTTCTCAAAGAGGCTTTGAAATCCCCGCGCCACTACCTGATTGCCCGGAATGAGGAAGTCAAACCCCGCAACACCGACCATTTCGAGTTGGGAACATTCTGCCACCAGGCAATTCTGGAGCCGTCGAAGTTCGAGAAGGTCGTCGTGGCGCCCAAGGCGAACCGGGGGACTATCGAGGGGAACTGCACGCTTATCAACTTCTATTGCGACCTGCTTTGCATTCCGCAGTACACGATCCTTTCCACGCTGAAACTGCAAGCCCTGAAGGACATCGTGGCGGATTTGGAAGAACAGGCCGAAAGGGCGGGTTACACGATGATAGGCGAGGAGCACTACAACATCATCCGCGTGATAAAGACCTCATACAAAACCTACGGCGGCGGGATATTAACGACGCTGATGCAATATGTCAAAACCGAAACTTCGATGTACGGCACCGATCCGTCCACGAGGCTGAAGGTGAAAATCCGCCCCGACGGCCTGCTGCTGGCCGAAAACTTCGGGATGAATGCCATCCTGTCGGTGAAGACGACTTGCGCTACCTCCGTCGAGGCGTTCATGCGCGACTGCGCCAAGTTCCGCTACGAGTTGGCCGAGGGGATGTACCTGAAAGTTGCCAGCGAGGTGACGGGCCGTAAGTTCACGGCGACGGTGATGATTATGGCTCAGACGACGATTCCGTTCCAGGTCGCGGTGTTCTACTGGGATGCCGAGGATTTGCAGGTCGGAAAATACAAATACGCACAGGCTATGGACATCGTGAAACAGTGCCGGGACACGAATTGCTGGCCGGGCTTCGATGCCAAGGCCGAAGAGGGCGCCTACGGTATCATCCAGTGCAAGCTGCCGGACTATATCAAATCGGAGTTGTTACCTCAATACCTGCCGGAAGCATGAGCAACGCGCGGAAAATACTTGACAAGGCTTTCAGCATTTACGTCCGCCGCCGGGATTGCCGGGATGGGACGGGACGGTGCATCAGTTGCGGCCGGGCTATCTCCTTCTCGACGTGCGATGCCGGTCATTACATCCCGCGGGCACATACGGCTACGCGATGGAACATTTACAACGTGAATGCCCAATGCCGGGAATGCAACCGCATGAAGGACGGCAACGCAAGCAACTACCGCATCGGCCTTATCGAGCGATATGGACTGCCGGTGGTTGATAAACTGGAGCAGGAGCGCCATGCGACGGTTAAACTCTCCGACAACGATTACAGGACTTTAACAAGATTTTTCAAACAACAAACCGCAAAACTATGATTGATCTGAAAGGTTATGCTCCGCAATCGCCGGAGTTCAAATTGCCGAAAAACGCCTCGTTTCCGAAGGTGATCTTCGAAGGGGCCAAGGACATGGAAGAGATTCGCAAACACCTGTCCGGGAAATTCATCGCCGAAAGTATGACCGGCGCAAAGGCGGTGCGGCTGCTCGACGACTATGAGCTGTCGACGATCCGCGCTAACTATTCAGAGTTGATGGAGGACGAACAGCCCAAACTGGAGGATAAGTTGGCCGAAGTCGAGGCATCTTGCAAGGCGATCATCAAGGAGGCCCGCGAGAAATTGCAGGCTGTGACCACGCAAATCCGTGATCTGGTCTATCAGGTCAAGCGCGGAGAGAAGGAGATCGACCTGCCGGGCGAATCGACCGTGCGGATGGCTCTCTGCGGGCACTACCTCTATTACGCCTGGATTGATGGTAAATTCCAACTCTGCCGGGTAGACAAAATTCCGTCATGGGACGAACAGAGCCTTTTCGCCAACCTGGAAACCAACAAGCAGGCTTTCCTCGATGTGCTGGGCATAGACATGAACGAATTGCATGAGCAGGCTTCAGCACCGTCCGGGACGGAGGAGTAACTATGTTCGGGGATTACAATCTCCTCAGTGGCGGGAGGTGTGCCGCCGTGTGCGTCTGCGCGACGGCCACCGCTGCCAGCTCTGCGGCAAGACCTATACGCTGGAGGTACACCATCTGACCTACTACGATGAGGAGGGGCAATCAATAGTGGGGCGTGAGGCCGAACATTTGGACAAACTGATCACCCTCTGCGGCGAATGTCATCAGAAACAACATCGAAAATAACATGGCGAAACAAAAAATAGATACGTTCATCCTGCGCAACGATTTCTTTCCGCAGATTAAGCTGCTCGGCCGCGAACAGCGGGGTGACCTTCTTACGGCCATTTTCGCCTATTCTACGGGCGAAGAGCTGCCGGAGATGGATCAGGTTACCCAGATGTGTTTCGGCTTCATCAAGGCATCCTTGGATGCCAATTCGGAGAAGTATCAGGCTCGTTGCGACAAGAACCGCGAGAACGGTTCCCGTGGCGGCCGTCCTTCCCGCAGAGCGAACGGTTCCGAAAACAACCGAACGGTTTCCGAAGAAAGCGAACGGTTTTCGGAAGAACCGAACGGAAATACGGCGGTTGATGAAAAACCGAACGCAGAAAGTGAAAACCCTATTAAATCTTATTCTTATTCTAATCTTAAATCTGATTCTAAATATAATCTTATTTCTCTATCTGCCGCAGGCGCCAAAGAGAGAGAGAATTTTTTAAAAATTATTTTGTTCGAAAAGAAATTGATTGACCCGCTTCTGGAATTAGACCGATTCATCACTCACTATGAAAAAATCGGATGGGTAGATGGTAATGGAAATGCTATAAAAAACCGTGCCGCAGCGCTCAGGTCGTGGAGACCGGAAGATGGAGCCGCCAAATGCCCCTCTGGCATAGCGGATGTCTGGCGTGAAGTATACGAGGCCGTTTCTGCCGCCGATCCCAATGTTGATTGCAGCCCGATGCTTACTCTGTTCCGCGGGCTCTATGCAGAGGGCGATACAATTCATGTTACGGTGGCAAACAAATCTCTCGTGGAGTTCATGGAACAACCCAATCGTCTGCACTTGATACGTCAGGTGCTGGATCACCGTTGCGGGGCGGGTAAAAAACTTCATTATCGAATTCCTAAGTCATGACCCCGCACGAGTTTTTCCGCAAGGTCGAGCGTATGCGCTCCAAGCAAAAGGAGTATTTCCGCACACGTTCATCGGCCGCTCTTACCGACAGTAAGCGGTTGGAGCGGGAGATCGACGAAGAGATAGAGCGTGTGAACAAAATCCTATCCTCCCGCCAGAACCCATCCCTGAACTTTAACGACCTATAATATTGGAATATAATATGAACTACGGATTACCATACAAGGGCAGTAAAAACAGCATTGCGAAGTGGGTTGTCTCTAACCTTCCCCATTCGCATACATTTGTAGACTTATTTGCCGGAGGTTGTTCGATAACTCACGCCGCGATGCTGTCCGGGAAATTCGAGCGATTCATAGCAAACGATATTACGGAATACCCCCAAGTATTCCGCGATGCTATTGCCGGGAAATATCAGAATGAGCACCGATGGATCAGCCGGGACGATTTCTTCCGCCTCAAAGATAGCGACCCCTACGTGAGGCTGTGTTGGAGTTTTGGGAATGATATGAAATCCTATTTGTATGCTCCGGAAGTAGAGCGCTTCAAAAAGCACCTTCATGCGATATTTTTTGCGAAAACACCCGGCGAAGCACGCATGGCATGGAATGGGTTTATCAGGGAATTTAAAAAAACCAAGAAGAAATAGGAGAACTTACGCAAAAGGCGTTAAAGCTGTGCGAAGAATGCGGTGTGATACCCCAATACAACGCCGATGGTACATTAAACACGGCATCAATACATAAGGATGTTTTTCGGGCCAAATCGACGGAGTTGCGGGGGTATTTACAGAATGCCCTGAAATTATCCGGTCTTACGCAAGAAGATGTCAATCGACACCTTGGAAATCAGATGAGTAGCCATTTATTTTGGCGAATCTCAATGGCTGTTGCCAACCTCCGAGCAATACGAGAAGTTGCAAGAAATTTTACCGGCGTTAACTATTCCGTGGGCGTCCTTAAACGAAAGTCTGAAAAGTTTGAAAAGCCCGGAAAGGATGCAAAGTTTGAAAAGCCTGGAAAGTCTGTACAGTTTGCAAAGTTTGGAAAGGCTGGAAAGGTTGCAAAGGCTGCAAAGGCTGCAAAGGCTGCAAAATTTGGAAAGGTTGCAAGTATCCCGAAAGGATTACACCGATGTTGCCGTTCCGTCGGATGCAACTGTATACTGCGATCCGCCATATGCCAACACATCGGGATATTTGCACGACTTTGACCATGAACGATTTTTCGACTGGATTCGACATCGAGATTTCCCGGTGTTCGTTTCGGAATATTACATGCCGGATGACTTCGTGTGTATTGCGAGTACTGACAAAACGTGCACCTATTCGGCGACTAAAACGATAAAACGGGGGGAGCGGCTATTTGTTCATAAACGGTGGGCGGAGGCCATCAGAAGTCCGGGTGCTACTGTTCAAGGGGCGCTGTTCGATTAAAAACCTGCCGGAACCCTATCGTTAACCTTAAACGAACGATAAGAATGAAAGTCATAGTAACCTTTTCGGGTGGAAAAGACAGCCTTGCGGCGCTATTGTGGACACGCGAGCATATCACCAAGAATTTCACGACCGTATTTTGCGATACGGGCTGGGAGCATCCGCTGACCTACGAGTACATCAACCGGATCGCGGATAAACTCCACTTGGATTTGGTGACACTCAAGTCGAAGAAATACGACGGGATGGTCGATCTCGCGCGGCAGAAGAAGCGTTGGCCTTCGACGCGGGCGCGGTTCTGCACGGAGGAATTGAAGACGAAGCCCTGCATCGACTACGTACTGGACAAGGTTCAGGATAATATGCTGATGATTCAGGGCATCAGAGGTGCGGAATCCCCTGCGCGAGCTAAGATGTCGGCGCAATGTACGTACTTCAAGTACTATTTCGAGCCTTACGGCTACGACAAAGCGGGCAAACCGAAGAAGCACACCTACCGGGGTAAGGAGGTACGGGCATTTCGGGCGCAGTTCGCCGACGATCTGTTACGGCCCGTGTTCGACTGGTCGGCGCAGCAGGTGATCGATTACATCCTCGACGCAGGTTTGGAGCCAAACCCGCTCTACCGGATGGCCTACAAGCGTGTCGGCTGCTGGCCGTGCGTGATGGCGAATCAGCGGGATATTCTCAATATAGCCCGGCAATCCCCAGAGCGGATCGCCTACATTGCCAAAATTGAGCAGGAATTACAATGCGGTGACCGGTTGCGTTCAGAATTTTTCGGCCCGGACAAAATACCTGCCCACTCGATCACCAGCGGTAACAAGTACCCCGACATCTACGATGTTGTGCGGTATGTCGAATGGCAGAACGCTACGGGCAGTTTGTTCGACGATGATACGGCTACCAGCTGTATGAGTTATTACGGATTATGTGAGTAAAACAATAATGAAGATGAAAGACCAAGTAACGAGCATCGAGCAGTCGAAGCGGCTGATCGAGTTGGGAGTGCCCGCGCAGAAGGCGAGCATGATATGGCACACAATGCCGATAAAAACCGGGCGTAGTAAGTTACAGATAGCATGCGAGGAGCACATTGGATGGATGTGCAGAAATTTTCCTTCTCAGTACGCACCTGCCTTTACAGTCGCCGACCTGCTGGGAATTATTAAGCCAATTAATATTGCTCGGAATGTGTATGCCCCCTGCCTTGAAAAAAAAGGGGGATGAGGGAGAGTGGGTATTCGAATTTGGTCAAATTTCAGGGGACGAAGACTTCGGTTATGGCTTTAACCATAGCCTTATCGACCTCCTCGTCGGCCGAATCGAGTGGATAGTGTCTAACGGTTATGAACTGAACTTGCAATGAAACTACCTATCGAAGTTCACAACAAGTTGATCCCGTTCAAGGGGTTCAGTTGGGTAACATGGCTTTTGTGGGCTTTTACCCGCAAGCCGATGGCGTGGAGCATGGACGAGACTACGCGCCGCCACGAAGGAATACACTGCGCCCAGCAGATCGAACTGTCCGTGCTGTTCGCGGCAATCCTCCTGCCCGTCGCCATATGCCGCTCGTTCGCCTGGTGGGGCTGGGCGCTGACGGTGGTCGGCATTCTCTTCGCCGGCTGGATTTGCTACGGCATTTCGTGGATGAGCGAAGCGATACTGCCGCCTTATCCGGACGCATACTACTACACCTGCTTCGAGACCGAAGCATACAACTACGAGGATGATCCGGACTATTTGAAGCGACGCATACCGTTCTGGGGCTGGATTTCCTGCATTCCGAATCGAAAAGTAAAACACAAAAGGTGACCAACTATGAAAAGCGAAAAAGCAGAGAAATATCTGTCTGAGAACGGATTGGGATACCCGTATACCGGGTACGTAACAGAGAATGCTATTGAACTCGCCGAAGCCCTTATTGAAGAACTGGAAAAACAAAGAAATGATGAATAAATCTTTGGAGGTGCGAATTTGTGTTCCCAGTGGGTGTAGGCTCGTTGGATGCCGTACAGAAGACGATGTTGCCGTTGTAGTCTTCGAAGATGCCAGAGGCCCGGAAGTGCGCTCCATTGGATTTTGTCGGGAGCATTCGGGAGAGGTCGTCGATGATTTTGAGGATGCGGATTGTTCTAAAGGTTTTATTTCTCCCAGGAATAAAGCCCAATAAATCCTAAATAATTGTTCTATTGGTGCGAAAAAAAGAGGCAATCCTTTCGGATCACCCCTACACACAGGAATAAAGGTAGTGATTAATTTGGAGGATTGCAAATGAGTAGGGTAAAAAAATGGACGCGCGAAGAACTGTATGAAATGACGCGGTTATATCCGACTTTTTTCAATAAGGCCCTGGCCGAGTTGTTCGGCCGGTCGCCGAAAGCCGTGGCTGCTTGTGCGGCTCGCTTAGGTTTGAAAAAATCCGAGGCTTTCATTGAAGAGTGCAAGCACCTGCCCGGTCGGTTTCAGAAAGGGCACATCCCGCATAACAAGGGCGCCCGGGGAAAGGCCCCGAAAAAGGCGGCAAAGCTTGACAAGGCTGAATCCGAGCATCTCGGATCGCTCGACTGCATGCCGAATCCGTTTTTGTCCAAACGGATAAAACGGCTTCGAAATTCGGGGGGCTCCTCCCGATAGCCGATGGTACTCAAAAAGCGTTGTATTTTAGCCTCCGGATTGAAACGGAATCATTGCGGGGTGGAGCAGCGGTAGCTCGCCGGGCTCATGTCCCGGAGGTCGTGGGTTCAAATCCCATCCCCGCTACAAATCGTACATTATGGCAGCAAATAAGGAACAGAAACAGATCGGGCGCCCGCGTAAGTTCTCCAGCCCGGAGGATATGCAGGCGGCCATCGATGCTTATTTCGCCGCGTGTGAGAAGAAAGACGAACCGCTTACCATCGAGGGGCTTTGCGAGGCTCTTGAGGTAGACAGGAAAACGATTCTCAACTATGGCAAGCTGGAGGCATACTCTGAGTTTTTCCCTACGGTAAAAAAAGCGCGTATGCGGGTACAGCGGGATTTGGTCGTAAGGATGCTCAAAGGCGGGTGCGGTGCCGCTGCCGCAATCTTCCTGCTGAAGAATAACCACGGTTATGAGGACGAGCAGGCCGTAAAGTTCCGCCCGGCCAGCCCGGACAATCCGTTCAAAGGCATGACCCCCGAGCAGAAGGCCCAATTCCTGTCGGACGATGTTTTGGAATGAAGATAGACGCAAATACCCTCAGCCAATGGCGTATGGAGAAAGCTCGGAATATTTTCGGGCTTTTTGCCAAGTATGTCAACCCGCGGCTGGAGTTCGCGCAGTTCCATATCGTCTACTACCGAATCCTGCATAGGTTCGCTACGGGGAAGATCAGAAAGTTGATCGTGTCGATTCCTCCGCAACATGGTAAGAGCGAAGGTTCGACCCGTCTGCTTCCGGCCAAGATATTGGGCCAAAATCCGGATGCCCGTATTGCCGTGGCTTCCTACAATGACGGAAAGGCCAAGAAATTCAACCGAGAGATTCAGCGTTATATGCGAACCCCGCAATACGCGGACTTGTTTCCCGATACACGTATCAGCAAAGGGCGCACCTCGGCGGAGGATGCGATCAACACCGCGAATGAGTTCGAAATCATCGGCCACCGGGGTAGTCTGCTGAGTGTCGGCCGTGGCGGCGGTCTTACGGGCAATCCCGTCGACGTCCTGATAATCGACGACCTGTATAAGGATGCGGAGGAGGGTAATTCTCCCGTTATCCGGGAATCCTGCTGGGAGTGGTACACCTCCGTTGCAAACTTCCGCCTGCACAACGACAGCCAGCAGCTTATCGTATTCACGCGTTGGCATGAGGACGACCTGATCGGCCGATTGGAGAAGCACGACAAGGTGATCGAGGTTACCTCGTGGGGGCAGCTCGACAATTTCCCCGCGGATGCCTGGGCGAAGATCAATTTCCAGGCGATAAAGGAGAGCGAGCCGACAGAGCTCGACCCCCGGCAAGTCGGAGAGGCCCTGTGGCCGCAGCGGCATTCGTTGGAACGGCTTCTGAACTCGCGTAAACTCGCCCCGGAGATATTCGAATGCATGTGCCAGGGCAACCCCTATAACGAGGCAGGGGCGCTCTATGGCCGGGAGTGGCAGACCTATACGGAGCTGCCCGCAACCTTCGGGAATAAAAACTATACGGATATTGCCGATACGGGCACGGATAATACGCTGTCCGTTTCGTACCGCGTCGGCGCCGCCGAAGTCGTCGACGGCGTCGGATTCTGCAAATGTTACGTCACCGACATAGTGTATACGGGCAGTGACCTCGACGAAGCGGAGAAGTTATTGCCGATGCTTTTTTCCAGGAGCCAGACGCGGGCCGCGATGATCGAGAGCAACAACGGCGGCGGCTATTTCGCCCGCAAACTCCGCTCGAAGTGCCCCGGCGTGGAGATCACGCCGTTCTTCCAGTCGCGCAACAAGGAATCGCGCATCCTCACCTATGCCCCCACCGTGAAGCAGTGTATCGTCATGCCCTACGACTGGGCGCAGCGCTGGCCGCGGTTCTATGCGGATGCCGTTTCGTTCAAACGTATCTTCAAGGCCAACGCGCACGATGAGGTTGCCGACGTGCTTACGGGTATCGCCGAGTGTGAAAACGGCACCCGAAAACCGACGCGCGGCGTAAGAGTTCGGAATTGACGCCGATCTGCCTCAAAATAATATTTTCCTTTGTGATGAAAATGGGCTAAGGGTCGCCCGGATGTTTAACCGATAAATTTATTTCACGTATGAATTGTGGTTGTCCGCGCGGCGCATCGCTTCAGACTATTCCGGTACACGATTGCCCGGAGAGCATGGGGCAGGTGCAGAAGTTGATCTTCCAGCGCATCTACAAATCGGGCGACGAGCTCAACAGCATCGCCGACCCTACCAAACTGGCGTCCTGGACGCCGCTCCTGTCGGCGACTGACGGCACGAAGGCCGTCATCACGCCGTTTATCGTCGAACCCACGGCAGAACCGGGCGAGGCCCGCACGTATGGCGGCGGCAATGCCACCGTCGGCGGTGTCGAAATCATCCTCGGCACGAATCCGACGGCCTTCACGGCTAAAATTCTGCGATCTCAGCAGGACACGATCAAGGCCATGAAGGAACTGATGTGCGAGAATGTCGGTGTCTACCTGGTGGATGAACACGGCAACATCGGCTGTCGCAAGGAAACGACCGCGGGCGAACCGTCTAAGACGGCTTATTATCCGATCCCCGTGCAGTCGGTATTCGTGTCGGATAAGGGGCTGGGCGGATTCGAAGCCCCCGACAGCAACAATATCTCGTTCTCGTTCCTGCCCGGGTGGTCGGACGATTTCGTGATTGTCGAGCCTGCCGACTTCAACCCGCTGCGCGACCTTGTGGCCGCTGCCGAATAAATTCCCGGAAACCATGAAGCGCGAAACGAAAGTGACGCTCGTTACCGCCGACGGCATGAAGCGGGAGTACTCGATGGAGCATGCCGAAAGGCTCCTGCGCATGCCGCGCAACGGCGGCTGGAAATTACCCGAAGATTCACCCTTCACATTCACCCTTGCAAATGGGATTGAGCATCGAAGAAATACGCGACCGGATAAGAACGCCGCACCACGGCGGGACGAAGCATAAGGCTATCCGGCAGCAGGAACGCATCCGATTTCATGCGGAAACGAACCTTGACCAGTACCGAATGGGCGCGATGGCAACGCAGTTCCTCGGTTGGGTCGAAGGTTTGATCCCGCACGACAAGTTCGTTACGTTCCTCTCGCTGTTTCGATTTCCGGTCAAGACGAATGAATTGACGGGGGTTATTTTCGACAAACTCAGCCGCGTATTCGACGGGCGCAATCCGGTTTTCTCCTACCAATTCCGGGACAATGCGCAGCGGGACGATTGGGAGAAATACCGTGCCGAGAGGCTCGACGAGCCTACGGTGTGGCAGACGGACGGGTTCGAACACTTTCAGACGGGGATCAACTCGGTGCTGATCGTGGACGTGCCCGAAGTGCAGGCCGGAGAGTTGCCCGAGCCGTATTTCTACTGGCTGTCGATCGAGCGGGTGATCGACTTCCGGATCGACCGTACGAAGCAAGGCTTCTCGAATTTCGAATGGATCATTTTCGAGGTCGGTGACGACCGGATCGCAGTTTTCGACGAGGAGCGCTACCGTCTGTTCCAAGGGAAAGGACGGCAACGTGGGGGAGCTGCTCGTGAATAACCCGCACACACTGGGCTATTGTCCCGCCCGCTTTTTCTGGACGACACCTGTGAATCTGCGCGAGCCGGAGATCAAGCGCAGCCCGTTGTCGAAGGAGCTTGCCGCGCTCGACTGGTATCTGTTCTTTGCCATATCGAAGCAATGCCTCGATCTGTATGCGCCTTATCCGGTGTATTCGGGTTACGAAATGGATTGCAATTTCCATAACGACGATTCGGGGGATTATTGCGACGGCGGGTTCCTGCGTAACAAAAACGGGAACTACAAGATCATCCCGACGACCGGTGCCGTGGAGCGATGCCCGGTGTGCGGCAACAAGCGTCTCAGCGGCCCCGGCTCATTCGTCGAGGTTCCCGTCCCGCAGCCGAACGGCCCCGACCTGCGTAATCCGGTGCAGATACTGACGGTCGACCGCAATTCGCTCGACTACAATGTCGAGGAGGTAGAGCGCATGGAACGGAATATCATCCGCAACTGTGTCGGCGTGGATAACGAGGAGGTCAACGGGCAGGCCGTCAACGAAATGCAGGTTGAGGCATCCTTCGAAAACCGCACGACGGTATTGACGACCGTGAAGCGTAATTTCGAAAATGCCCAGCGGTTCGTTGATGAAACGGTCTGCCGCCTGCGTTACGGTTCGGGTTTCACGTCGGCGACGGTCGACTGGGGTACTGAGTTCTACCTGACTACCGCATCGGAACTTCGGGCCCGCTACGCCAAGGCCAAGGAGCAGGGCGCCTCGGACGCCGAGCTGGATGCCTTGTCTCGCAAGATCATCGAAACCGAGTACCGGAACGATCCGTTGCAACTGCAACGCATGATGATCCTTTCGGAGCTGGAACCATACCGCCACCTGACCCGCAGCGAGTTGCTGGAACTCAATGACAAGGGGCTGGCCGACCCGGCTGATTTGGCTGTGAAACTGAATTTTTCAGCCTTTATCTCACGCTTCGAACGGGAGAATATGAATGTAGTCGATTTCGGCGTGAACATTCCACACGACACCAAAATACAACGAATCACTAACGCTTTGAGAAACTATGGCACAGAACAACAAAACAAGGAAGGCGCAGGAGCCGTTTAAACCGGCTCCGGGCGATGAGGCTTATGTCCACGTAACACTGGAACAGCCTAATTACGACAAACGGACGGGGCAGAAACTCTCACGTCCCCGCATGCAGAAATTCGGCGTCCGCGAGTACGCCAAAGTCAAGGATCAGCTCTATAAGCAGGGCTACACGGTCGAATTGCTCTACATGCCCACGGCGAAGACGTTGGCCGAGGCGCAACTTCCGGCAACTCCTACGCCGGTAACGGTCATCCGTGCGGGAGAAGCACCTGCACCGGCAACCAAGAAAGACGACGGGAAGCCGGACGAGAGCGCGGGGGAGAGGCAGTCCGACAAAAATTCGGAGGAGGAGCAGTAATCACACGAATTTATAAAGGGTAAATAAATTATGGCACTTACAAAAGAAACGCTTCGGGCGAATGAATCCCTCGCGGGGCTTTCCGACGAGCAGGTCAGCCTGATCGAAACACTTTCTCGCAATGACGAGAATACCGTCATCGGCAACAAAATCGGAGAACTGCACGGCAACTACGATGCCGACATCCTGGCAGCGACCGGGATTGCCAAGCAGCAGGGGGAAAAGACCTACGACTACCTCAAGCGCGCGGCCGGCGAGATCAAGCGCCGAGCCGATAAGTCCGATGAGTTCCAGCAGAAAGTCACCGCGCTGACGGGCGAGCGTGATGCGCTGAGAGAGCAACTGAAGGCCGGGGGCGCCGGCGACCTTTCGGCTCAGTTGGCTGCAAAGGAGGCCGAGCTGAAGAACACCAAAAAACTCTACGCTGACACGAAGGCCGACCTGGATAAGCTGACAAAAGAGAGCGTATCGAAGATGACCGCGCTGCAAATTGGCTACGAGATCAAGGGAGCAGCCGCGGCGCTCAAGTTCAAACCCGAGATTCCGCAGGCTGTGGCCGACCTGGCCGTGCAGAACATCGTCAAGGAGCTGGAAACGGCTCATAAACCCGAGTTCATCCCCGACGGCAACGGCGGGCAGCGGCTTGTTTTCAAGGACGAGAACGGGGTGCAGCTCAACAACCCGGCCAACGGCCTGCAACCTTTCACCGCGACCGAACTGCTCACGCAGAAACTCTCGGCGCTCGGTATTCTGGCCGAGGGACAGAAGCAGGCCGGTGCCGGGACAAAAGCCACGCCGGGGAATGCGGGCGGCAGCCGATACGACATCGGAGGTGCCCGTACGCAGGTAGAGGCCGACGAGATGATCGTCGAGCAGCTTTGCCGTGACGGGTTCGTGAAAGGGACGCCCGAATTCACAGATGAGCACAGTAAGATTCGGGCGGAGAACAAAGTCCAGGAGCTACCTCTCAGATAAAACGATAACCAACGGGGCAAAGGGTCAGCTTCGAAAGTATTAACTATTTAACTTTTTTATTATGTCTCTTATCGAAACAAAAATGCAGAATCTGCGGGTTAATTCCGACCTCGACAAGAATATGGCCCGCCCGTCCCGTTACGGTGCGCTTGACCTGTTCGTCGAGCAGTCCTATGCCCGCGATGGGATCATCACCGACGAACTGCGAGAGCGTGCTTTCGCCGCCAACGGCCGCGAAGTGCAAATCCCCGTCATCGACTACGACGGTGAAGTAACCATTTCGAATGTCCGTAGCTGCGACATCGCCGACGACGAGAATACGTCGAAACTCGTAAACGTTACCTTCGTAACGTATGCGTGGGGATTCACGATGGTTCCGACGTTGTACGACAACAACGAAATCAGAATCCAGAAGGACTGGGAGCGCAAGTTCCTGAAGTACCTCTACAAGCTGGCCGACACGCTCGATGCCGGTGCGGTCGCGGCTCTTTCGGCCAACAAAACGCAGGTGTTCAAAGAACTGCTGACTTACACGCAGGCGGGAAACTCGGTGCAGGTGCCGTGGGTGCAGCGTGAGGATGCCCTTGCCGATTTCGACGCGATGATGGCTGCAAACGACTATTTCGGCCGCATGCACATCGTCGGCAACGCAGGAATTCAGGCCCTCGTGACGAAACTCGCGCAGCACGGTCTCTACAACGATGTAGACAAGCGCAACGAGTACCTGAACAAGATTTTCCACTTCACGAACAATGTCGCCAACGAATCCAGCGCCTATGCGAGCGGTTATGCCGTCGAGCACGGCAACGTGGGGATGCTGTTCCGCGTGGATCGCGAAGCCCTGCGTCGTACCGACCTCGGCCCGATGGGTGAGTGGGATGTCTCGACGCTGCCCGTCCTGAACATTCCCGTCGGTACATTCTTCAAGGACAGCGTAGGCGACTACTCGGGTATTGCCGGCGCTGCTTCGGCCGACATGAAGTGCGTACACAAGGAGTACTACGGCTTCTCGGTAGACGTGGCCTACATGGTGGCTTACAATTCCGACCCTGCGGAGATCGCCAACCCGATCATGAAGTTCGACATCCTGAAATCGACCATGACGCCCGTGACGACGATTCCGGTGCAGGTAGTCAATCCGACCGAATCGCCCGTGAACACGAAAGAGGTGGCGGGAGCGTAATCGACCACACAAGTTCAACCGACGGGGGTAGGGTAGTACCCTGCCCCCGTTCTTATTAAACTGGAAATGTATAGAATACCCGAAATTCAGAGCGCGCTCGCGGGGCTCGTCGGATGGCGCAAAGACCCGAATCCGGCCTACCGGATCGACGAAGACCTGACGCAATCCGACAGCGGCCTTTACTTTCAGGACGTGCATCCGCTCCTGACGCTGGAGAACCTGTACCATTGCATGCCCGACCGGACTGCCGTGACTTACGCGGTCTACGACGCCGGTTTCCAATATCGGGCCGGGGATGTCGTTGCGAACCCTCAGGACAATAAGGATTTGTACGAGGCTTTGCAGGACAGCACGGGTGCCGCGTTGTCCGATGGCGAATACTGGTCGAAATACGATCCGTTTTCCGCATTCCTGCGCTCGATCCGCCAGTCGGGGGTGGCGTTGGCCGTCCAGACCTTCATCAACGGTCATGCGGTCGATAACAGGGCGAAGAGCCTGCTCGACAAGCGGGCGTTTTTCGACGGCACCGGGCGTATTGCCGATGCGATCCAGAGCACCGGCAAGGTCGTCGGGTACGAGGTGGTGCCGATCCGCGCATTGGGTGTCACCACGAAGATCGAGCGCATCGGCCTGCAAATGACCGGCAGTGGCCCGGTAACGGTGTACGTGTTCCATTCGAGCCTGCTCAAACCGGTGTATACCTTCCAGTTCGACGTGAAGGCCAAGGCCGGGTATCAGTGGTTCCCGGTGAAAGACTGCTACCTGCCCTATTTGCAGCAGGGGAATGCCGGCGGGTCGTGGTACGTGTGCTACAACCAGCCGGACTTGCCCGCGGAAATGCAGGCCGTGAACCTGAACCGCGATTGGTCGCAACAGCCTTGCGCCTGCCGGCGCGGGGAATACGAGTTGTGGAAGATGATCCACAAATACCTGGAGATTTACCCGTTCGCCGTCCGCGCAGAGGCGGACTTTGCCCGGAACCCCGAATTGTGGGACATAGCGTGCATGGGCTACACCTATACGCGCAATTACGGGATGAACCTCGAAGTGACTATCGAATGCGACTACACCGACTTCATCGTCGAGCAGCGCATGAACTTCGCGGAGGTCGTAGCTAAGCAGGTTGCGGTGAACGCACTGCGTACGATGGCCTACAATCCCAATGTGAGGATCAACCGCAACCAGTCGAACATCACGCGGACGGACATCCTGTTCGAACTGGAGGGCAACACCGCCGGCCGGCCTTCGGGCTTGGTCGCCGATTTGACCCGGGCATACAAGTCCCTGCAACTCGATACGGCCGGGATGTCGCGCATCTGCCTGCCTTGCCACAATGGCGGCGTGCGTTACGGCTCGGTCGCTGGAATGTGACGAAAAGAACAATTTAACCCTCGAAAGTAGGTGTTTCTCTCCGGGGAAATGCAAACCTTTAGAACAATGAGCCCGATCCAGTCCATGATAAATGCCCTTCGTGATTTCAGGCAGCGCAAGGATTTTTACGTGCTCGAATGCGTGCGTGAGAACGAGGCGGTCGTAATCGACGCCAATGCCGAGGAGCAGCTGTTCGAAAGGGGCGAAAACCGCCTTGGCGTGTCTATCGCGGACTATCAGCCCTATTCTCCGGTCACCGTCGAGGAGAAGCGGCTCCGCGGCCAGCCCTACAACCGGGTAACGCTGCGCGATACGGGCGATTTCGAAAGTAGTTTTTATATCCGCTATATGGACGATGGGTTCGAGATCACGGCCTCCGACTGGAAAACCGACGATCTGGTGCGCAAATACGGAAAGGAGATATTCGGCCTGAACCGCGAGAACCTCGACGACCTGGCGCGGTCGTATATCCTGCCGTTCCTGCGTGAAAAACTTGTGGAAACGATAAACAATAGAAAATGAATGAAAATCCGGTTTTGCTCGACAAGGTGCTCGGGCAGTTGCAAACGGCTTTGGAAACGAATGTTTCCTGGCTTACGCACGCCTACGGCAAGGCGCAGCGCATCGTCAAACGCATACAGGGCCGCGATTACTACATGCCGGCCATCTATACCGGTGACACGGAATACCTGTCGATGCTGCCCGATGCGCGCCTGGGAAATTTCAGTTTCTTCGACGTGCCGGACGCCTACCGGTTTCCGGAGTACAACCGCTTCATGCCGAACAAATTCTTCACGCCGTTCCGTCTGGTGGTGTGGTTCGATGAGCGGACGATCTGGGGGCCAGGTGTGAGCAACCGCGAGCAGCTGAAAATGGACGTGCTGGCCGTGCTCGGGCAAACGACCCTTTCCGACGGCGGGCTGTGGGTCGAGAAAGTATACGAGCGCCACGAGAACATCTACCGCGGCTATACCCTCTCCGAGGTGGACACGCAGTACCTGATGGTGCCTTACGGGGGCTTCGCCGTCGAAGGCGAACTGGAACTGTCGGAAGAATGCGTGCCTGCCGCTGCCACCGACCAACTCTACGACAACCAAGGACGCGCACTCAAGGATTCGGAGGGGCGGCTGCTCCGGGTTCCGCAAAAAATAATTTAAACCATTAGTTGATATGATAGCCTTTATTTGCCTTATGTTCTGCGTAGCACTCTTTGCTGCATTCATAATCGTCTTCCTCGTCACGACCGGACTGCGCGAGCTGGTTGTCGCCACGGCGCCGCGGTTCGTGTCGCAACTTTTCAGCTGCGACTACTGCCTGTCCTGGTGGGTGGCCGTCGTCTTGTCCGTCGTCGCAGCGGTTATTATGTGGGATGCGGCGCTGCTGCTCATACCCTTCATGTCCACCCCTATAACCCGCGCGCTGCTATGAGAACGGAACAATTCCGCGGGCACACCGTGAAACTATACGAGGGTGTGGACGAAATGCCGATCAGGCGCTTCCAGCGGTTCAACAAATGCCTGCTGTACGACACGGGTATCGGATCGGACTTCTCGGACGTGGATGTCCACATGGCACGGATCGCATCGTATATCCCCAAAGACCCCGCGAAGGCTTTGCAGGAGCTGGAGAACATGCGCAACAACCTGTACTATATCGTGCAGGGCGTATCGCCCCGGCATATGGCCTTTGCTGCGCTGGTAGCGGAGGTCGACGGCCGGCCGCGCGACGACCTGAGCGACGAGGGGCTGAACGAAACGCTGGCCCTGCTGGCCGATGTGAAACACACCGTGATCTCCCGGCTCGCCGAGGCGATCAAAAAAAAAATCAGCGAAGACCTTTCTGTTTATTTCCCGGCTACGTTTAACGACGTGCATGAAAAAGACGCGACGGAGAGGATCATCCGGCGTACGCGGCTGGTGCTTTCGGAAATAACCGCGGGACAGGATGCCTCGGAGGACATCGGACGCATCGACGATTTCATCCTGATGCAGAACCCGCCGCAGGCGTTTTCGACGACCAAAGGCGCCGACGTGATGTTCGACAAGAACTACACCGACATCATGCTGCTCGTTTCGAAGTCCATGAAGATGGACGCCCGGGACATGACGGTGCTGGAATTTTACCAGGCCCTCGCATACATGAAAAACGAGGCCAAGAAATTACGAAGACGAGTAAACTGACATTATCATGGCTGAGGTGAACAACCCGATAAAGACCGGCGATCTGTTCCAGGACGACGGCACGATCGACAAACTGATTGCTGATCTGGAGCGGCTGCGCGACAAGTACGTCAAGTCGATCGACGAGATACAGAAAAAGGCGAACACCCTGGATCAGAGCCTGCGTAAGCTGAGCGGCACGACCGACGAACAAAAGCGTGCGGCGCAGGAGGCTGCCGTCGAGGCCGACCGGCTTTCCCGCTCCTACAAGGAGATGAAGAAGGAGGCCGCCGCACTCGAAAGCGAGATCGTTGCGCTCCGCCGGCAGAAAGCAGAATTGACTTCGGCCACGCAGGAAGAAACCAAGGCCACACAGGCCGAGGCGAAAACGACGCAGGAGCTTAACGAGATTGTCGAAGGAATACTCGGCACCCGGGCTGAGGTCATCAAGCAGCTTGCCGCCGAACAGGCCGCGTTGGCGAAATTGCGCCAGCAGAAGGCCAACCTCGCCAAAGTGGAAAAGGACGGCATGCTTACAGCCGAAGAGGCTGCGACACGGCGCGAGAGGATCATCCGTGCCGAGCAGGAGCACAAAACGGCCTCTGCGCAGTTGCAACAGTCCCTGAATGCCGAAACGAAACAGATGCAGGCCGCGGGCGGCTCGATGAACGAGATGTCGCAACTGCTCGGCCGGCTTCGTATGGCCTACCGCGATATGACGGCTGCCGAGCGTAATTCGCCCCTGGGTGAAGCTACACGCAAGAACATCGGCTTGCTCGATTCCAAAATGAAGAAATTGGACGCTTCGATCGGAAACTACCAGCGGAATGTCGGAAACTATGGCGGCGCATTCACTCCGCTGCAATATCAGGTTCAGCAGGTAGCGCGCGAATTGCCGTCGCTGACAATGTCGCTTCGGCAATTCTTTCTGGCGATCTCCAACAACCTGCCGATGCTTATTGACGAGGTGCATCGTGCGCGAATTGCCAATGAGGCACTGTTGGCATCCGGGCAGAAAGGTGTTCCGGTTTGGAAACAGTTGCTGAAATCAATAGTATCATGGCAAACTGCACTTGTTGTGGGTATTACGCTGGTGACCGCTTACGGCAAGGAGATCGGGAACTTTTTCTCTCAGCTGTTCGGTGGTACCCCCAAGATGCGAACTGCTACGCAGATGTTCGGGGATGTGAATAAAGCCGTGTCGGAGAACTCGAAAACTTTAGCTGATAACCTGCTTCGTTACAAAGAATTGCAACGCGAGTGGAAAGCCATGAAGGGTGGGGCTGACGAGCAGCGGAAGTGGATCAAGGAAAATCAATCGGAGTTCACGAAGCTCGGTATTTCGATTCAGGATGCCGATGATGCGCAAAGTGCCTTTGTCGAAAATTCGCCGAAAGTAATTGAGGCTCTCAAACAGCAGGCAAAGGCTGCCGCCGCCAGAGAATTGGCGATCGAGCAGTATCAAAAAGCCATCAAAGAGCGGAATAATGCCGAAACCAGCCGGGAAAAAGCTCGGAATGCGCGCGAAACCCAGGAGTTTGGAGCGGGTGGATACGTGGCTTCCGCCGCTCAGATGTCATCTTCGCATACGGGAATGACTGTGGCGGATTATGCCGAGCAGCGGGCGCGAGTATTTGAAAATGAAGCTAAACAAGCCGATAAACTTGCCAAGTCGTACGAGAGCGTTGCAG